TCTAAAAACGAAAAAAACTTATTTTTTATCTTTTGGATTATCATAATCGTCTTTCACTATGTTATACGTTGTTTTGAACTTGTCAAAAGCAATGGCTAATCCGGGATATTCCTTACACATTTTTTCAATTCGATTAATATCTGGCATACAGTCTACAAACTCTTCGTTCTTCCAACTAAACGTTGAGGCATTAATATTGCCAATAGTATATGTGCCACCCATAGCAGTTCCAGCACTGCCGCTACCAGTAATAGTGTAATTGGATGTGCTTCCGTTAACTGTTATTATATTTGAAGATGCCATAGTGTCATACGCATTGCTTGTTAGCGTAATTGTATCAGGAAAAAATGTAGTAATTTCCTGTGCTATAAACCCAACATCATTACTTGATGTTGTTGAGCAATCCAGTGGCGCTGAAGAATCGTTCATGTAAATCCCTTGCTTGTTTATGTACAGTAGGAACAAACTTTTTATAGTTTTCCATAAACTGAATAATTTTATTACACAAGTCTGGACGATAAACAGTGTACGAATCAAAACTTTCTGTCCATGTACTTGGATATTTGAATGTGTCGTAATACATTTCTGTGTAACTGAGTCTATCTGGAACCATGGGAATAGCATCTACTACAGCACCCTCGTAACAACTAATACCTAGGGTTTCTTGTAAGTTAGCACTAAACACAATCTTAGCCTCACCTAACAAATTATGATATTCATTTTTTGTTAAGAACTGATCTTGACATACAACAAATTCATATTGTGGTAAGTGTTCTTTTAAATCTCTAAAGATCTCAACTTGTTTTTCTGGAGCAATACGATGAGGGAAAAGAATAAGATCACGCTTGGGCATGTTCTTATACATGGTCAATGTATCTTGCATATACTCCATGGGCCAGCCTGTACGTACAATCCTTGGTTCTTCACCGTTTAGAATTTCTTCTAAATGTTCGCTGTACCAAGGATTCTCTGTAGGATAATCATTTAGTAAATTTGTATAGAACATTTTGATATGAAAGTCTGTGGCAAAGTAGTTGTGATCAAATGCGTGAAAGAAACTCTTCTCTGCATTGCGTACCCAAGGCTTATTGCCAACTAGTCGACCTAAAAAGTCTTGTGGATCATAACTGCCAGCATGCCATAAGCCATGTGTAGTTACTGGAATGCCCAGCAACTCACTCATATACTTTAAGTTTATGATGCCCGGATGCCAAGCATCAGTAAAAATAAAATGATCGCCAGCCTTGACGGATCCTGCACAAAAAAGTCTTCCAAGCTGTTCAACTTGGCTTGCCTTATAGATATTAGTGCCCCCAAAATTGAGAAATGCACCAGGAGTAGTGGCGCTAGGAATATCGCTAGGACCCGATACAATGTGAACTTCATGGCCTGCCTTTCGTAAGAGTTCAGGTACATGAGTCTTCCACTGACCCGTGTACCTTGTCTCAACTGATTCTAAATCAACTAAGAAAACGTTCATTAATCTCTGAACCTTGGCTTGTTGTTGAACGAGCCGTTGTGTCTTGGCTTGTTGCCTTGATAAGGCTTGCGCTCTCCGTTCCATTGTTTCTTAGGACGCTTACTGTATTCAAAGTCACGCCAAATTTGGCTTTCCTTATTGTACAAGTCAGTCGGACTAAAGGGTTTAAGTTCAATCCTGCAAAAATCTAGCAGGGCCTCAAGGTCATCAAAAATCCTAACGACTTCTTGTTTCATAGGAATATTTCCTTATTTTAATATTTGATAAAACTACCATTTTCTCCGTCTTCGGAGATCTCAATCCAAATCTCGCGACTTGGATACTTTTGTGAAATCTGTTGATATAAATCTTCAGACATCATTTCACAACTCTTGTAGTCAAGGCTCAAAACGGAACCTTGACCATTATACAGCGATTCAAGCCATCGTTTGAACTGGATGAACTCGATGTCCCGATCATCGTGTTGCACATTGATCCACACCCTGAAATGAAAGATGTGGCGATGAGGATAACCCAAAAATGATACGTCATATTCGTCTCCAGTGGCCAAGTTAGGATTTGTAAGGGCCGCTGGATATTTATGTATGCCTTCTTTGCGGAAGGTAACCCATATCATTTTAACTGGTCGAATGTCTTGTCTAATAATCATAGTTTTGTATCTTGTGTATATTGATCCCAATGTGTATACTTGTCCATACGCATTAAGTCATGTAGTTGATGTGTCCATACACCAGGATTTGTAGAACCCCAAGTACGGTCGTCTAGTTTAAGTGTTGTATTATAATTAAATTGATTAATGTAAGGCAATTTTACACTAATCATCGGAACAAATTTATGATTTTCAGTAAGGCCGCTTTCAAGTAGTCCTTCCGCTTGCGCTACATCTAAATCCAATGTACACCAGTAGTCAGCGTCTAAACATGATCTAATCATAAGTTCCCAAGGCCGCCACTTTTCACCATCGTTAATGCCAATGTTGGGAAAACTTTGACTAGTCCCAAAGTAAATTTGTTGTACTTTGTGTTCCTTGGCCAATAACAATATTTGATCCACGGGCTGTACGCCTACAACAAATAGTGTAAACATGTTATAGCATACAGTATGCTCAACTTCGTAGCCTGTAAAAAAATTAACTTCTTGACGTTGTTGTGTATCTAGTCCCATTTAATATAACCTCTACTGTAACCATTTGGACGATCCGCACCATCCGCAAATGCTTGTTGCCATTCAGTGTTACGATTATAACACCTTGTCCAGAAAGAATCAACTTCAAGATAGCCGTTTTCAATCATCCATACTGCATCTTTCATACACTGATGAAAATTTGGATTGCGTGGACTTGGTTTAATAGTAGTTGTAGCTTTCCAAAGTTGTTGCTGTGCTTCTTCCCTACTTACTGCCTTGCCAACTGCATCAACGATTAAGGCGTTGTTATTTAGGTTTATGTCTATACCTAACGCATATTTGCCACTCAAGTCAATAACCACATCATAACTTTCAGTAGTACCAAGTAACAATCGATCGCCCCACAGATCAATATTACTTGACCCTACCACATCAACACGTTCACAATGTTTAAATTTGGTCAATGTATGATAGGCCACCCACGCTAGAAATCCACTGCCAATAATCAGTATTTTATCTTTTCTAGAACAATCCGCAACATCCACAGCATTAATGCCACAAGCAACTGGCTCGATAATATAACGTGGATGAGCTTCGGGTACAAAAACATATTCATCTGCACGTACATTGTATATGTCTGCGTATGCAGGTTCTCCTCTTGTTGCAACATAATCGCCAAAGTTTACATTAGTAATGTTGGCACCAATACCAATTACTTGGCCCAGTCCTTCGTGACCTTGCATACCTAGTGGTAACGGACCAAAGTTACCTTGCATCATATCAATGTCACTGCGACACACGCCGGTCATAACAGCACGAACACAAATTTCATCTTCAGTTAACGGAGGAATATCGTATGTTACTTGTTCAAAGTAACCTTGCCCAGTTGTTTGCAAACATCTTGTCATAGTTTTTCAATCACAGTGTGTATCCAAGTGTCTTGTTCGTATTGATCTGTCCAGAATTTAGCATCGTCAACACGTTCAACTGCTTCTTTGATCATGGCTTGATAGGCTTCTTCAGGGCACCATCCTAGTTCAAAACGTTCTGCACTGTTATCCAGCGTGATAAATTCAATAGAACTGTCTTCAGTATCCATACTGCGCCAATTGGCCGCACAGGTCCATTTATCAGTAAAGTTAATAACGCATACGTCGTCAACGTCATACGTACCTTTGGGATTAACAGTACCATAATCAGTGCTGTCAATGTCCTCCAACTTCCATGCGGCCAGTGTAGTTGTTCCGTTGACTATATCTGCTCTCCAGTGCGGGTTCATGGCAATATATAGACTTAGCAAATGCGGCATCAAGTCACGACTAACGCCGCCGAACGCTAACTTCTTAGTAGTAAACCAACTACCAGGACTGGGAATACAATTTTTACGTATCCATTTAATTTTTACGGTTTTGGCTTGACTGGCTAACATTTTTAACTCAGCAATATTACTGCGCCACATGTTGTTTTTAACCATCATGAAGCGTGTATACTTAAATGTTTCTATTAAAATATTCCAACTGTTACTATCGGCTACTCCAGGTTTTTCAATAAACACAATTTTGCTAACTGGTGCTACTTTTGCGGCAATTTCAAAGTGTGTGAAATTTGGAGTGCATATATGCACAGTATCAAACGGTGCATATACTAATATAGCCGCATCAACACTTGGCAACATTGCACCTTTGCTAGTGTCGTGGTCTACTGTAATAACTTCATGGCCAAGTTTTTCTAGTACAGTTTTATACAACTGTCCAATACCCATGCCAATAACTAGACTACGCTTGCTCATTTTTCTTTTCTTCGTATTTTTTAAACATACGAGTCACATCTTCCATACGTTGCTGGAATATATGCGGAGCATTTTCAGCCGCACGAATCATGTCAGATTCACTAGGATAGTGGCGTAAACAATATCTTGCACCATCTTTAATTGTTTTTGGAACTCGAGGAGTAGACAGGATCTCAAGTAAAAACTTTTGAGTCTGTACTACTGCTCGATATCTTTCATCAGGTAATGTCATTTTCAACTTCTATTTCTAGTTGATCAAGTTTATTAATTTCGTCTTCACTGAACTCTTCAGTGTGTTCTTTCTCTAATTGTACACTGGTAGTACCCACTTCGTCAAACAAATTGGCAAATTGACTATGTGCATTAATGGCTTTCTTACCACTGGCGCCACGTGTACCAATAACTCGATTCCAAAAGAATCGAAACTCGTCAATGACTTTTAATGCAGTGCCTTTGTCGCTTGTGGCGAATAATGCTTCAACAATGTCTTTAAAGAATATTTGATCAAAACGCTCATCAACTAGCATATTTGGACAACAACCGTTATCATATTGACGATTAGCTTCTTGTACAGCGTTCAAATGCATCCAAACATTATGACCCATCATAATACCATAACTAAAACTATCCCAACTGGTTTTGTTAATCTGACCAAATTTATTTTTATCATTTGGTCCGTAAATACAAATTTCGTTAAGTTTAATTTGATCAATAATAGGACTAGTGTCAAAATATTTTAAAATGCGGTCTTGTATAACTGCATCTTTATACAGTCGTGTATCGTTAGCATACTTTTTATCGTCTGCACTAGATGTCATTCTATATGTCCACTTTTTACGATCTTCTGTTTCAGTTTGAACGTAAATTTGACCATTAGCAGTTGCTAGGAACGGACTTGCACAGTCAAAGCTGACGCTAAAATTTTCATTGTGATATTTGCGTACAGCACGTTGAATATCTGTTAGTAGCACAGCCCACTCTAATTTACTTGTACCAAGAAAGTGCATCCAGTCTTGATGTCCTTTTTCTAATAAGCCGTCAAATCTCAGTTCAACTAAACGTCTTAGCACAAGTTCAATATCACACATGTTCTGGCCACCCATCCCCCATCCATTAAATGCACGATCACCATATTGTTTAGGGTCACAATATTTTTTCATACGATCATACCAGTCATCAGCTTGGTCATGCCGTTCGCCTTGTAACACATTTAAGAACTTACAGTTACCATTGCGATTGTTAACAAAATAATCATTGTTAATATATGTTCCGTTGACTGCATCTGCATAACTACCAATGCCAATCAGTTTAGGACTTTCTGGATTTTTAGCAGTCCAACTGGGAATATCAAGACACATACCATAATCCATTAACGTGTCCATCCAAGCAAGAACTTGTTTACGTTTTTTCATTGCTCTTGGGCAATTGGGATTTTTCCAGTCACCGGTCCACTTGCCTTTACCAATTTGGAATCCACCTGAGTCACCCAATACCCAACTTGTGTTACGATCTCTATTACGGAACATGTCTTCTTTAGGATCAAATTTAGTAAGGTCCAAATTTGCATGACCAGCACTATACAAACACCAGTGATAGTAAAATGCACCTTTGTCCGGATCTAGATAGTTTAAACTTTCTGCCCCGTGTGCAAACGATGCTGGGATTCTACTTGGATCAACGTAGTTAAAATGTCTTTGTTTACCTACAAACGTAGAGTAAAAAGTAGACGTTGCCGGTAAAAATTTGGCATAGTCACTTTGAGTGGCAGTTAAGTTCCGGTTCATTATTTGCTTTGTGCTGGAAGAATATAGTTGTATTCTGTAATACCACTATCTACAGTGATTTGCATAGCGCCTTGATCACTGATACGCATGGTTGCAGTTCCAGCTAATCCAAGGATACTGATAACTTGATTAACGGGCCACATCCATGAGTGCTTTAGTTTGCCACCAACATCGTGTTGGAACACAAACGATCCAGCATGTGTGCTTGCATCACCAAAGAAAAATACCAAATTTCCGTCTTCTGTTTTAACTTGGAACACTTGTTCTTCAGAGTGTACTTGTGCTTGAAGTTTCAATCTAGCAATGGATGCAAGCGAAGGTTCAAATTCAATGTCCCATCCATTGCCTTTAAACTTAACACTCTTAAGTTTCTCGTTAATAACTTCAGTACTCATAAAACGATAATCGTTTACAAAGTCACTTGTTGTATTTTCAAAATGCAAACTTGTTGGAATCTCTGCACCGTTACGTGTAGATTTAATAACATTGATCTTTGCATTTTCTTTGTACTCTGGGTTTTTTAAATGCAATGCTAATTTATCCAAGTTAGGCATGCCAAAAACACCACTGAACTCATTTACTGGTGAGTGTGTTTTAGCATTAAGAATAACGCTACGGTCTTCTGCCATTGCCTCAATAGTTGTTGCCAACTCTTCTCCTGTGACCTTAACAGTACTCAAAAAGCCCAAACTGTGTGTATGTGTTACGATGTCTTGTAAAATGTCTTTCATAATTATCTCCTTGTTGTATTATAAGTTAGTTTTTACTGTGTGTCAACTGTTTGTTCAAGTAATCTTATCAAAGGATCATAATATTCTTTGATAGGATCGTTAATACATCCTGTTGTTTTAATTGAAGGCGATTTTTTACGATATTTTTCAATTTTAGCATTTAATTCAACAGTTAAGTCAACCGCTTGCTTAAAATTGTTAATATCAGTATTGTCATCTTTTGTCCAAAAATATGGTTGTTTCATATCAGGTATTTGATAACCATATTTTTGATAATTTAAATCCATATCACTCCTATTGTAATTAGGAGATATATCAGACATTGGGTTTAATATTAGTGGGATTGTGTGTAGTTTTGTAATTGGACAGTTGTCTTGAATACACCACTCTACAGTATCTCTAACACTTTTTGAATCTTCTCCTGGAAGTCCAACAATATATCCAGCGTCAACCCATACATCATCTTTCCATGCTTCACGCATTTTCCAAAGAGTTTCTTTTCTTTTTTCTGCTGGCATTCCCTTACCGATGGCTTTAGATGCAACTGGATGAAATGAATCAACACCAATCCATGTAGAATATAATCCTATTTGTGTTAACAGTTCAATTTGTTCTAAATTTATAGCAATTACATCTAGTCTAGTATAAGCTCTAAGTGATAATTTAAATGGCAGTTTGTTGGTAACTTCTGCAATGTGTTCTAATTTTGTAGTGGAATCATTTAAAGTGTCATCAGAAACCCAGTAATTAGTTACACCCCATTGGTCATAATTACTCATAAATTCTTTATATAAGACATCTTTGTCTTTAATATACTGAGAAATATCTTTTTTACCAATTAACGGATACGAACAAAAGCTACATTTAAATCTACACCCTCTTGTGAATTCAATGTTCATTACTTCATTGGGTTTTATAAAATCTGTTTTTTGATAGTTTGTTTGACTTAATTTAAAATCCCAAGTTGGACCAGCTGCCGCTGTATTGTGTTTAATAACTTTAGGCCATATTCTTTTTTTAGTTTTAAAACTATCCAATAATTCTATAATTTGAACTTCACTGAGACCAGCCATGAAATAATCTACTGGTGCATCAGCATAGTCATCAATTTTGTGTCCACCTACTATTGTTTTAATATTTGGGTTTATATTCTTAGCAACATCTATCCATTGATTTAAATTATTGGTCATAGCATCGTATATTAATCCTTTATTTGGAAACACATCATCAATAGTAGTAGTTGATGCAAAGTCTAACAATCTAGAAGCACGTTTGCTATTTGTAAATGGGGTTCTGTAAGGCCACCAAGTAGTGCTAAATCCTATTAGTAAAGTATCACTACCTACAGCTGAATTACATATTTTTCTCCAATACTCTAGACTTAGCTCACTACTAAAGTCTAATACTAAACAACTATACCCGTTATCTTTTAAATGACTGGCCAAACGATAACATCCGTATCCACGCATCCATACAGGGTATGAAGTTGTATCTGAAAATAATATAACGTTATATCCGTTCATTAGTTTTTATCATATTATTGTATTCAATTGCTGTTTCTAATAAATCAAAACTTTGATTAATTGATTGTGCATATTGAACAAATGCCAATGTATCTTTAGGGAAGCAATGCCCACCCCATCCTCTTTCACCATCAATACCTGGCACCATACTGTGACTAGTACCAATCCTTACATCCTGACATACTAGATGTCTTACTACTTCAAAATCTTGCCCAGTTGTTTCACACAAGTCATACAAGTGATTAAAGAATGAAACTTTAATAGCAAGAAAACTATTAGTAGCATATTTGACCATTGCGGCTTCTTCTGGCGTACACTTGTGTATAACTTTTAAATTGACCAGTGAGTCTTTAAAAAGTAAATGCCAAAAGTTAGCCGGATCATCTCCACCAATAATCATATACTTTTGAATGGCAAAATCCTCAACAGCTGACTTTGCCCTTAAAAATTCTGGACTAAACACAATACTATGGTCTGGATATTTTTCTAAAACATCTTTTAGTAAATTGGGACTAATAGTACTTTTTATTAAAATAGGCATAAAAATTGGCACTTGATCAATTACATTAACGATATTGCTAATGTCACAATTGCCAGAATCATCACTTGGTGTGTTAACGCAAATAACAATTCCGTCAGCATCAATGTGTTGTGCAACAGTAACTTCAGTGTATTTAGGATCAACGACAATAATCTCGTTTTTATTTTCTAAAGCACCTTTGACTGCTTTACCAACATAGCCGTAACCTGCTACAATTATCTTCATATTAGAATTCAAACAGTTTATTAAACGTGTTTTTCTCCTCGGTACTCTTAATGTCCCAATCCAACACACCAATCAAGTTGTCCAGTTTGTTGTCAATAATTGTTTGCTCCATCTCAGTGTGGTCAAATGGTAAATCTTTAAACCATTGTGGCAAACGCAATTCATCAACTGGATATGCCACACTGGTAAATGCCATTGGATTATCTTTAATTTTACATACAATAACTTTAGCACCATCAGTAATGTTGGCACTGTATTTGTCATCATACATACGCTTGAGCGTGTTCCAGTTAATACTTGCTCTAACGTGTCCAGGCAAGTTTGCTTTGCCAGCCTTGCGTTCTTTTTCTTGATATTCAGTAATGTTGTTGGCACGTTTAGGCGAACCTTTTTCCCAACCTGGTCTTGCTTTGAATTCAGTTCTAAATGCAGTAATATGCTCTAACACTTCTTTCTCAGTTGCACCAGTTAGTACTTTCTCCAATACATCACTTAAAAAGTTTTGTATAAATTCTGGAGTATCACTGCGTTTAAGGTCAAGTCCCATGGCTTTGATCTTGCCTGGCTTACCATCTACGTCACTGCGTTTGCCTTCTTTATCATAATACAGCACAGCATAACGTTTCTTAGTAATAAACAAACCTTTACTTGCAACAATTTCACGACCAGCTTTAATAACCTCGCCGCGTGTTTTTGGACAGTGAAAACTGTCCGACATAAACTGTGGAAACGTATTGTTAACTTCAGATGCAATTTGATCATACAGTTGTACTACGGTTTCTTTCGTCCACGGAATCGCTCCCGAGTCGATATCTTTTTTAAGCGTCTTATAAGCACTAAAATAACAACTATCGGTATCACCATATATAATAGCTTTTCCCACATGATTATATTCTCCAGTAACAATTTCATTGACCTTAGATGCCATGTGCTTGCAAATTGTACGTCCAGTTAGAGTAGTACTTTGACCAATACGATTATCAAAGAATCTACAACCAGGATTAAGAATAGCACCATACAAACTGTTCAAGTTAATCTTCTTGACTAGTTGACGTTTGTCCCAGTATTCTTCTTCAATTTTATTTCCAGCATTAATGGCGTCTTTGAGTTTGGCCTGCATTTCTTTACGTTCTTTATACCAACGTGCAAGAAGTCCAGGGATAACGCCTTCTGTATTATGTGTAAAGATTGTGCCGTTAGCACTGAGCATCCAAGGTTGATTGCTTTCAAATATAAGCCTGTATACCTCTGCGCTACTTAGTACGTCATTATCTCCATTTTCCCAATCAATAACAATCTCTGTGCCAACTTCTTTGTTCATTACACTGGTATATTCTAATGCGGCAAATATACCTTCCCATGAACCAGCAAACGATTTACCTTTGGCAATTAAGCCTTGTATATGGTCATTGGTCATTGTTTGACGTAATTGTCCAACGATAGTTTCTGGACCCATGTTAAGCGCACGAATTGCTGACGGATACAAGCTGTTAATGTCCAATGATCCAATCCAATCTTGTAGACCTTCTTTTGGATGTGCAACATATGCACCAGCCGCTTGATTCTCTTCACGTTCACTCATCTTAGTTCGACTTGGAACAACCATGCCTCTACGATGTGCTTCATTAATAATGGCCTGTTCAGTTACAGCCACAGCACCCATTGTGGTCTGTAGTAGCACAGTATTTTCATGTGCTAGTGTGTTGGCTAGATCCAAAAACTTTAGTTTCTTATCCAGTCTATCCAACAGTGACGTATCTTGTCTGTTGTATTCAATAAATGTTTTAAAATCATTATTGTATAATTGATCCAACGTGCCTTCGTATTGTGTTTTTCGTTCACCCAGTTCATATTCGGCAATGGCATCCAGTCTATATGTATGACGTTCTTCATATGTGTATCTGCGATACAACTCCAAACTGTCCAAGTGTACACGACCCACAAAGTCATATGTTACACTTTGACGCCCAAACTTTTCATACTCACGGCGTTTGGGGAATTGATTGAACAAACAAAAACGTCTAGTATCGTCTTTGCTCAATACCTTAGTAACACGATTAACTGTATAGGGAATATCATAACCTTCGCTGTTCCAACCAGTTAGTATATCTGCATCTTGTATGAGATCCAAAAACGCATCCAACATTTCACCTTCTGTTTTAAACAGCATGGTGTTGGGAAAGTCTTTAATTTCTTCTTGGGCCTGTTCCCATGTTAATGTCTTTGGAGGAACAGCAAAACACACTAGGGTTTCCAACCACTGTAAGTGTACGGCAATACTGGTAATTGGCATGAACGCATCGTCGGGTGTACTATAACCACGTTCAGGGTCAAAGTCTACCTCAATGTCGAAAAACGCCACATTTAGTTTTGGGGGATCTGCGTTAACGTAATTTTCACTCAAACACACAAACACTTGGTTAATGTCTGCTTCATAAATCTTTTTGTTTGAGTGTATCTTTAGTTCTTTGTGAAAGTCTTTTTGTGTTTTACATACAACTTTGCTAACAGGGTTGCCGTAAATACTTGTGTGCTTGCCCTTTTGGTCGTCATAGTAAAAGGTGTAGCGAGCCGGAATATCTCTAAATACCCGTTCGCCTTTCTTGTTGCGTTCAACCACACGAACCATATCATTGGCGCGGTCAAACCATGCGTCTACATAACTCATTTATTCTCCATATGCAATTTACGGCTTGCAAATACCATCTTTGCTGTTTGTGGCCAGCGTACCCTACTCAGTTAATGTATTTAGATTTTTTTGGTAATATCTAAAATTGCTTCAATCTCAGCCCAATCTTCATTGTGGGAACTCCAGTCACCTTTATGTGCGATTTTAATTGCACGGTTAATAATACTGGTTTTGATATTCAATTCTTCTGCAACTGCCTTAACAGTTTCTTTCAAACCTTCTTGCAAGTCTTCAACTTCACGCAATACTGTTGAGCCTTCGTTGATTAATCTTTCCAATTTTGCCTTTTCTTCTGCACCGTAGCTACGTCCTGACATGTAAGTCTCCTAATGTATAAGCCTATTATATACTAATTATCTGTTTGTGTCAATGCCTAAGATATTTTAAAGACAAAAATGGCAGAACGAATCTGCCATTTTGTTAATATTATACGCTAAATTTTTGATTCGCCGCCGCACCACCAGCTGCCTGTTCAGCGTCAGCAATTGCTTTTTGGATCTCTGGATCGTCTTGGAAAGCACTTCCATCATCGCCCATCAATTCTTTTTTAATTGCATCAATCTCAGTAGTCAATGCTTTGATATCATCTACATCTGTTGCTCCTGGAGTCGGTGTTGTACCACCTTGATCAGCGTGTGGATTCTCTTTTCTAGGAGTTGGCGTTCCAGTTTGTACTGCTGGCACAACTGCTGGAGCTTCTTCTGGCTTGCCGCTTAATGCGTATGCTGTTCCGCCTGCAACTGCCGCGGCACCAAGACCAGTTTTAATTGGATTAGCTTTAACAACTTTTGCTGTGTTGTATGCGGCACGTTGTGTTACCGGTGCCTTGGCCAATTGTTTTGCAAACTGTTTAGAACTTTGACTAGTCATTTGTGGGGCACCAGCTTTTGTTAGTTTACCAGTGGCAACCGGAGCACCTGAAAATCCTGTCTTAGCCGCTTGGTATGCACCTCTGACACCGTCAACGGCTTTGCCACCATATTTAACTGCGGCATCCCACAGTCCTTCATCAACACGAGTTTCAATCATTAATAACCTATCTCTTAGAGCCGCATATTTTTCAGCTTCGGATAAACGTGATTCTTCTTTTGGCACAGCATTTGCACTAATTGGATCACTGGCCGGCACTTTCTCCAGCGCCGCTTTTAATGAAGCCGCATTAGATTCTGGAGCAGCCGCAGTAGCACCTTTACCTGGCGCCTTGCTTGCACTTGCCTGTAATTTTGCAGTGATCTCTTTTAATCTAGCAAGTTTTTCTGCTTTGAATTTTGCACTTGCTTCAGCACCTTGAGTAGAAGGTAGACCGGCATTCTTTTTAAGGTTTGCTAGGTCTGCTGCCGCTTCTTCTCCAGGATTACCTACTCCTGTGGCAGCACTAGTACCGCCGCCGGCATTGGCTCGCATGGCTGCACCTTGTTCAGCATCGTCTCTGTCTGCTTGATTAGGATCAACTTTCTGTGGTACTGGTGTTGCCGCTTGAGCAGGAGTCGCTGCCGCTTGACCTTGTTGTGCTGGATCTTTTGCCATATTTGACGCCGCACCTGTTTGTGGTGCCGCCGCTGGATCACCACCGCGCATTTTTGCTGGAGACGCCGCTGGAGCCGCAAATGTTGATGCATCACCTTGTGTACCAGCACCAACTAAATTTTTAATTTTGTTAAGATTATTAGCGCCAAAATTCATTCTTTTGGCAATGGCTTGATCTTCTGGATCTTTAAAATAACTAAATGGTGGTTTAGGGCCAGGCATTCTAGCTAAAATATAAGGATCTTGCCTATTGGCTTTGCCCAACCATGTGTCTTGTTCAGGACTAAATTGAAATTCTTCAGCTTCATCTAATTTATAACCAAATTCTTGAATTAAACCACGTGCAATTCCACTTTTAAACATAGATGATTCATCTATATCTGAAACTTTATAGTATTTGACAGAGTGGCTCTCTTCCGCCACACTTGGTTGACTATCAATGTTTTGATTGTGATTTTGTGTCGGAGTATGATCATACTCAGCAGGATCACTAGCTTCGTTCATGCTCTTAGCTTCAATTTGATCCATTCTTGCAATTAATTTTTGTAAGTCCATTTTACGTTTTCCTTGAATTATTTCAATGCTTGTTTTGCCATTGCACCAGCTGCCGGAGCAACTGCTCTCACAGCCGCCCCCACATTACCTGATGGTGCTGGAGTTGCCGCTTGTGCTGGCGCCTTAATTCCAGCCGCAGCCAATGCTGTTCTTGTATTTTTACCAATTACACCATCAACTGTTAGACCTTTAGCCTGCTGGAAGGCCTTAATTTCATCTGGTGTTGTTGGATACTTAGTTGGATTGGGAATTGTACCTTTGCCAGCCGCTGGTGTTGCCGCTTGTCCAGCTTCGTCTGGAGCAAACGCACCTGTCTTTACTTTATAGTCTCGTGCCAGTTGAGCACCAGCCAAACCCATCGTTGCCGCAGTGCCAACCCCTGGAATAAAACTTGTTACTGCACCAAGACCACTTAGTCCAGCACCAATGTAATCACCTTTCGTAGCACGGTCATATGCATCGTATGCACCAACTGCCGCACCAACTCCCGGAATTAATCTACTGGCCATCTTGCCACCAACTGAACCTGCAACTTTTGCAGCCGGAGCCGCTGCCGCTACCGCTACTTCGCTGATTGGGTGTCCCATAACAATTTTTGTATTGTTATACTGAACATAAGCACGACCTTCTTTAAGGTCTACAACTTTACCAAACACTGATTTCTTCAATACGTTACTGTATACTTTAACTGGTGAACCAACTTTAACACTGCCGTATGCGCTTTCTGCTAGTTGTTCACTAACTGGTGCGCCTGTTTCGTGTACACTTATTTTTTTAGCTGGATCACGCATTTGTATTTTACGGGCAATGGATTCAGCATGATTTCTTGTACCAAATACTTTCCAAGTTTTTCCATTGATAGCAACTGCATAGTTGTTAGTTTCGTGACCTAACTCGTGCTCCATTTCTTGTCGCTTAAATTCTCGATGACTGCTGCCGTCCATACCAGCAATACTAGAATCATAATCACGTTCGTATGCGTCTTTACCAAAACGACCTTCTTCAATCTTTTCGCAGTCGTTAACACGCTTGCCGGCATTCTTACCTGTACCTGGCTGTGTGCCTACCTTTTTATGACCTGGCCAGCACTTTTGTGCTCCAGCCACTTCCGCTACATCTTTTTCTTTCTTGCTTAACTTTTCTGTTTCACGACGTGCTTTGTCACTTAGGTTAGTTACTTTACCACGACCATCTTTTTTAGCAGTGGACTTTTTCCACTCGCCCTCGTCTTTCCAACTTGTAACATTGCCGTCTTTGTCTCGTACTTCAGTACGGTCTTCATCCATTGGAACAAGTTCTTTTTTGTGTTTGATGTCGCCTTGCTTTTCAGCTTTCTTTTTATCTTTGTGTGGACCAGCACCAGCTTTAGGTGCATTTTTGGCAACAAAGTTACGCACTGCTGGTTTGTCTTTGGTAGTCTTACCTTCTTCAAGTTTGTCTAAAACACGACTTACTATACGTTTAACTTCTATCTTTTTCTGAGCATGTTGTTCGTTAATGTTTTGCAACACTTCATTGTTAACTGCTTTAAAATATTGCTCAGTCTTGCTGACAGTGGAAGCAGATACACTTTCAGTTATAACTGCTTTTTGTTGTACTCCACTGTTGTCAACAATGGATAAAAGTTTTTTCATGTCCATATTATTTTTTCGCTTGGTTTTTCCACATAGCGGCAGCGGCAATTTTCTCACCTTTCTCACCACCACCAGCAGCCTTAGCTACTTTGTCAAAACTCTTGCCTGGCTTGCCAATGTCTTTACCTGCTGTTGCTTTTTTAGCAACTGCTGATTTTTCTTTAGCTGTCATACCAGCACTTGGTTTACCTTCCATGTAACTACCACATTCTTTTAGACCGTGTACTGGACATTTTTTGCCCTTGGCTGTGTGATTGCATTTTCCCTCACCAAGTGCCGCACTTGCTCCTGCTTTCTTTAAATCTGCGCCGGTGGCTCTCATTCCTGGTACTGTAGTCTTTGCTGTTGCCGAAATACCAGATTTTTGTGGTGCACCACTTATTGCTGTTTCTTTAACTGGTAAGCCAGCTGCCTTACGACGTGAACCAATAACTTCGTCTTTTTCAGATTCTACTTTACCATCTTTGTCGTAATCTTTTTTAGCTTTCTTAGCTTCATCTAAATCTTTTTTACGGAAGCTATCAACAGTATCACCTTTGCTCTTGGCATCACGTTCAACGCGATCTCTTACATCGCCTTCTGTTTCGCCTTCTTCAGCTTCGTGTGTGGAACCTTTTGTGACTTTACCGTCTTTGCTTGTTGTCTTGGCAAAGTATTGTGATTTTTCAGACTTAGTAACAGCACCCTTCTTCTTGTCAGAAGCACGGGCTTCACTAATTTCTTCTTTCTTTTCTTTCTTTTTGGCTTTGTCAGCTTGAACTTTCTTGAGATCTTTGATCTTTTCTTTAGCTTCGTTTAGCTTGGCTTTTAAAACACGCTTTTGACTTTCTGTATAAACATCGCTGTCATCAATAGCCTGTCCGTATTCACTAAACTTCATTTCATATTCCAAGTAGTGATATACTGAAGCAATATAATCAGCTGACTTTGTAATTTTAGCCTGTACCCAACCTTCAAGTTGTGTATTAGATTCCATCATTTTAAATAGCTTCAAGCTATAGTTTGCCAATTTGTATAGATCAGCTCGGGCCATTGCGCCTTCATTGTCTGGTCTGTTGTCAAATTGTGGTTGCTGATCGATGTGCATGTTGTAAACTCCGTTATCGTTATATTTAGCGTTTTAAGGGTGAACCACCAAATATGCTGGTTTTCATGTCCAGCGCATTTTTAGCAGTCCCATCTTTATTCTTTGCTTGCATTGCTTTAGGCGGGTTAGGATTACCACCTTTTCCGTATTTCTTACGTGCTTTTTTATCGCCTATAGCAAGGTTAGGGCTTACTACAGTTCCCATCATTGCTGATGTTGTAGTTCCCCCATCTGACTCGGCAATAATTTCAACTATTTTCATATTAACTTTCAAAAATCTCTAATGCTTGATTCCAATGTGCAATACGATCATCTAACCCAATTGTACCGCCGTTGATTCTCTTGCTCAATGTAACTATATCACCAGCATCACTCCACTGATTTAAGTTATTTTTCTTCCAAAACCAGCAAGCACTCAGTGTAGCATACTCTGGATGTGCCACTAGATCAGGGTCTTCTACTACGTGGTCATCACCAAATACATCGTGACTGAAAGCTGTATAGTTAGCTCTACCAGTAAGTTGAACTAGTCCACGTCCACGAAACTTCCAACCGTCTCCGCTAGCTTCAGGGCCGTTGCCCATTCTTCCAGAATATACTCTGTTGGCAATTAGTTCTGGTTTACGCTCGTACGGCTTTGCAACTTCTTCTGTTACAAAGTATTTACGGAATGTACCGTTTAAACCTTTTGCGCTATAGTTTAAGTTTTCTTGTAATATTGTGAAATCTGCACTTTCATGTTGACACTGTGCCACAAATCCTGCTACGCGAGCTGGTGTGTTAATGTCAAATGCTGGTAAATGCTTGCTTAGTGCATCAAACCAAGGAGCTGGGTTTCTGTTTTTATGCAAACAAGCAGATAATTTTTCTAAAGTAAAATCAAAGTCAAAATCCATGTGTTTCTCTCCAGTTAGTGTATTTATTTGTTTTTAGAACCAACTGGTTGTTCGCCAGTCATATATGGCAAACTAAACCACAGTTGGAACCATTCAGGAGTGCCAGGTTTAATATTATGTTGTTTCATAAGTTCACCTTTGCTATTTCCCGTGCCACTAATGTTACTACCCTGTAACCCTTTGTATTCTTGTAGTCTAGCTGAACTTCCAAGACCAGCTAGATATTGTAATGCCTTTAATTCGTGTGTGGGATCATCAGGAGCAAGATAACAGTCATCTTGACTGTCTTGATTCAAATGCTCTGTTTTGATCTTGTATTGTTTCATTTAGTTAAGTTAAATGCTTTTAAATTTTTACGTAATGTGCCTGGACCAACATCTGCTGTGCTGTTTTGTTTAGTAACAATACCAACACCTGCGGCTTCTTCGCCTACTGCTTTATCAGTTTTGTATACGTCTCTTGTTGCTTTAAATGTTTTTAATTTGCTTAACTCATCTGGACGTAACTGGACATTGTTTTTGATCTTCTGTACCAGCATCATAATGTCTGGAGGAATGTCTGATGATTTTGCTACATTAGGTGCTTTTGAAATAGCAGTTGCCGCCGGCTTGGCCAAGAAGCTCATAATGCCTTCTGCCGCAGCCTTTTCTTTCTTGGCTCGTACTTTAGGCTTGCTAAAGTCTTGCATACGTTGTAGTGCTGTTGCCATTAGGTCACGTACTTCCTGATCGCTTAGTTGTGGACTCATTGCATCACGCCAAACGTTAAACTTTTCTTGGTCATTCATATTTGGATCAACTAGTGCTTGACGCATTGGTGTAGCACGTGGACCTTCTTCTTCTCTACTAGGGTCATTTGTATCTTGACGAGCAATGACTTTCATATGCTCTAGACCAAATTGCTTATATGGTTCAATGCCTGATTTGTCAGGACGTACTAGATACTGGAAAGCATTAACTTGATCAGCACCAACTACTACAGTTACGTCACTGTAGCCCATAGTGGCTAATTTTTTAAGAACTCTGTTTAAGTCAGGCATTTCTTCAGTTGCAGTTTTAAATACTTGCGGATTGTTTGGAAATACCTTGTTATAGATTTGAAGTTTTTCTTCTGGGCTTAATGGATCGTCTTTGCCCATTGTACGACTAATAACAAAATATGGATCAGATCCTGACTCGTTTGCCTGTGTCAATACGCTACTGGCAAGGAACATATGTCCTTTGTGTCCCATACCACGGCCCCAGCCTACTACTGCGCTTTTACTTTCACCTGTACGATCTAAACTTTCAAAAAATAATTCTCTTAATAGCATATTAATCTTTCCTTGGCGCCCAGTTGCCTTGGTCAATTGTTTTTACAAATTGTCCTGGCAAATCACGTTTAAACTCTCCACCTGGGTGAGCTTGTACATAACCTTCTGGTTTAGTTTGTTTAATGCCACCGTGTGTGCCAGCGTTAAGCGCATTAATTAATTTCATTTTTGCTCTAGTCAATTGTTCCACAGCGTTTAGTGTTGGGTTAAGTCCTGGGTGATTTAATATCTTTTCAGCTTTGCCACCAGTTGGGAATTGTTGTCTAACCCATTGTTCAAACTTACTCTTAACGCCTTCAATACGTAAATTTTGATTAAAGAAAGAATATAATACATCACCCGGTTTAGCAAGACCTGGTTGTCCAGCAATAAAGCTATCTATACTTTCAGCGTTTTGTTCTATAAATTGTTCAGCTTGATCCAAGTCGCTTTGCTCAAACTGTGGTGCTTCTTGTACATAGGTTGTGCCCTGTACCAGCACTTCAGCTGTTGATAATTCTTCAGCATTTGGATAACGTGATTCACTGCCATCACCTAGCTTGTCATAAAAGCCAGTTGCCGCAACCATAACCTTGGCTGATTTAATTTTAGCACCCAAGTCACTATCTTGAGGAATGTGGAATGTTGTTATGTTTGGTTTAAAATCGTAAGTTTTTGTTTTGGGATTTAATACAGGCATTGCTGAACTACCATCTGGTTTTGATCCAGGATAAAATAATAGTCCGCCTTCAATAAATCCTTTTTCTGGACTTATGCTTTCAAAATAACTCCACAAACTTGCCAATTGATCAGCATACCCTTGGCGTTGTTTTTCTTTACCCGGCTCAGCTTTGCCAGTGTTTAAAATAAAATTACTAATGTCTTTAGGGCTAGTCATTACAGTACTAACACCGTTAGTAGTTTCTTTCTTGCCACGCTTTAAGTAGTCCCATGCATTTTTAGGAATTAACATAAAACGACCAGCTTCATCACGGCCCCAATATATAACTGGACTACCGTCCCATTTTAATTCTATACTGCCGCCTTGTTGACTCATTTTACGCATACGTTCAACGGCATGTAATCCACCAACACTGCCATTAGTAAAAACTAAATCTTCAATGTGTTGATATTTGCGACCTACTGCTGGAGCTGCCGCTTCAAATAGTTCTCTTAATCTCACGACAGCATCCTTTTCATACGACTAAACCACTCGTTAGTTCCTACAGTAGGAGTTGCGGCTTGCCAACTTGCTGAACTACGGGCCTTGTCAAATATTTCATTACGCTTTGCTTCATCAGGAATTGCGGCTAAAATGGATTCAACACTGCCTAAACTATCTGCATTGGCACCCTTGCCCAACAAATATTGTGCAATCTCATCCAAGTCATCACTTAAAAAGTCTGCCTTCTTGCCTTGCTCATCTCGCTTATACAGTCCTTCATCTGGACTCCATAATAGACCTTGACTAGATGCAAGACTATTCATCATCATTTGTTTATTGACGCCTTTGTAAGGACTACCAGCGGGAATTTTGTGTCTGTGGAACGCGGCAACTTTTTCTGCCTTGCGTACCACTTTAATATCTACTTGATGAAACTTGCCTTGAAATGGCAACAATATATGTACAGTAACACCAGCTTTGTATGTTTTAACACCTTTGGATTGCAAATAGTCATCAAGTGCTTGTCTAGCGGCTTTGTCTTCGTCAGCAAGTTTTTTCATTTTAGGAATGTCAAAAAACTTTTTAACTAGATCCATGTCGGTCATTACATCTAAATCGCCACTCATTTTTCCAGGAGTAGGAGTTGCCGCGCTGCCAATAATGTGAACTTTTAAACCAGTACCTTGTAGTAATCTATCAGTGGCTTGGTCCAGTTCAGGAGCAATCGCTTGATCAAACGGTTCTGATTCTGGCCAAATATTACCGCCTTCTATAAGTATCATTTGTAATTTCCTTCACGCATATTGAGCATTTCAGCTTCGTGGATTTTCTTACAAACTTCTTCAATCATCTCTTCTTCTAGAGAATCTCTAAGTTCTCTCAATGGAAATTCTTTTTGGTAAATGCCATATGCTTTTTCCACTACTGGTTTAAAAACCCTGTGACTGAAATTATTGCCCTGATCAAAGTTCTTTTTGCATAAACGTATTACAGGGAAAAAGTTCTTACGATAAAAGTCATCGTTGTTGTGCATAAAATAGATAAGGTCTTCTGCTAGGTCAAATGTTAGTTCATCATCAACCCTGCCTGTGTCGTTTGGCCCGTGTTTCATGCTGATCTTATCAAGCCCAAACTCTTTATCTATTTTATTTCTGTCAAATAATTCTGTTATTTTCATAATTTTACCAAGTCAACAAGCCGCATGGCTTCCCGTTGTAATATTTATCGATATTAGCAATTAGGGAGATTGATTGTTTACTGTGGTAAATCGTTTATTACGCGGTCGATTCTGTTGATTTCTGCTGTTAGAAACATGCGAACCATGGTAATACTACGCTCATCCTTGGCATAAAAATAACTGCCGCCCCAACTCTTAGACCTACTAAGATCTCTGATGCAACTCTTAGTTAACTTAACGTGTTCTGATTTAGCCGCCCATGAGACAAAGTTTTCGTGACTATGTGTGCTTTTACCCAAGGTTATCTTAAACCCATATTTGATTTTAGGTAAGAACACTGTATTTTTTTCCAACTTGGGTCTAACTTCATCCCCTGGTTTAGATACGTATTTTACTCTTTCAGGATCTATATTGCTAATACTGACAATGTCATTGATGTTGTTTGAATACAAACTTATTAACGGATGTTCAACCCTAACAGAAAAATCTTTTATTGTTGATAATCCGTGTTCTAGTTTTAAACAATATTCAAGATCGTCCCTATTCCTAAGTTTACTCCACAGAGGAGTATCTAAAGGTAATGGTTTGTCTTCAATTTCAAGTAATTTTTCACGAACATACTCTAAATTAACTCCACGAAACCAACTTGCAACAGGACATACCAGCACAGTTTTGTACTGGTATTTGTCCATAAACAGTCGTTTAGTTTCCTTGAGTTGAATCTTCGAGTTCAGTTTCATGTTCTACAACTTGTACCTTTTGAGGTTTTACTTTTTTAGTTAAAGTAATTGCATCGTTTTCAACGCCAATCATTAGCAATCCGCCGTCTTTCAAATCTCCAAACAGCATCATACGACTTAGCGGTCTCTTAATCAATTGATCAATAGTACGTTGCAATGGTCTTGCGCCCATTTTGCTATCAAAGCCCTTCTTGACAAGCAAGTTAATTGCCTCGCTACTAATCTTAATTTTAATACCTTTGTCTTTAACTTGAATACTTAGTTCAGAAATAAACTTGTTGACAATTTTTACCATTGTTTCTTTGCCAAGTTTCTTAAATGTTACAA